TGTAACTGTATTTGAACCGTTTATAAGTTGGTCTGTAGGACCACCACTACCACCACCCGATAAACCAGGAAATAAGTTTCTATTCCAATACATAAATTACCAAGTAGTTGCACTAAGCTGGACTCGTTTCCAGATATTAGTACTTGTATTGACGTAGTTAGTGGTACAGTAATAAATGTAGTTAGTGTCAAAGGCTACTGTACCTGCAATATCTCCTGGTGCGCCGTACGAGTGCACCGGTGCATAAGGACCGATTAATAAACCATTACTAAAATATGCAGCACTAATAGGACCAACTTGTAAAGATGTCGTACTTTCACAACTACTTAAATAAACAGTATTGGTATTGTTTGTGTAAATTGCTACGTTTACTGAAGAAGCTGGCGGAGTATCAAATGCACCGAAAAGCTGCCTGTTACCGACTGTTAATTTTCTTGTTAAAGTACCACCAGGACCAACTAATTCAATTGGTTTACTACTTAATGAATTATTAACTGAAGGTATATATAATGCGGGTACCGAATTTTGATAACCTGTATATGAACCTATAAAAATACTTGCATTTTGTGTTGTACCGTAAAATAGTAACCCTTCCGTTGGTCCGCTTGGGTTTGGCCACAGCCCTCTATCTGATATTACATAGGCCTCTCCTTGATGAGCACTTAATGTATTAGTTCTGTAGAACTCTATCCAGTTACCACCATTATCTCCACCTAAACAATCATCTATCAACTGTGTGCCTGTACCCCAAGTATTGTGTTGTATATAGCCATTATGAGCATATAGGGTAATATTACCGTTTTGATCAGTGTTACTTGTGGCAATACTATAACTTGTAGCTTTAGCTTGTAAAATATTGTATGCGCTTAATTGAGATGTTTGTCCGTCTCCTAAAGTGTTTATAACTAAATTATTTGCACTTAAACTGCTTGTACTAAAGTTACCAAAATTAGGCTTATTACCAACAGTTATTTGTTGTGTGGTAATACCAGCTGGTCCATTTAATTCAATCGGCCAATTATTATTTGCGTTATTTAAAGACGGTATATATATTGCAGGTACAGATGGTTGATAAGATGGATATGAACCAAAATAAAGGCTTGAGTTGCCTGTCATTCCATAAAACAACAAACCTTCAGTTGTACCACCTGCAATAGGCCACGAACCGCGATCAGAAAGAGTATAGGCGGTACCTTGATGAGCACTTAATGTATTGGTTCTATAAAACTCTAACCAATTACCACCAACATCCCCGCCTTGACAATCGTCAATTAATTGAGTACCAGGTCCCCAAGATGTGTGCTGTATGTATCCGTTATTGGATTGTAAACTGATATTACCGTTTAATAAAGTATTAACAGTGGTAACGTTAATATTAGTACCGGTTATGTTTACATCGTTATTAGGATTACCACTAAAAGTACCGTGCTGTACAATATTAATATTGTTTGCATATGGATTACCACTACCCGCACTTAATAGAATAACATTCGCACTTAATGTGTTAATATTATTTGTATTTGTGATAACTTGAGCACTTAAACCTGAAACCGCAGCAGACGTATTACTTGAATTATTAGCGCTTAAAGCGGAAATAGCATTTGTAAAATTATTGTAGTTAGCTGCATCCCACGCACTTAAACCAGTTAAAGCAACGTTCAGGTTGGTAAAATTTTGATTAATTGTAGAACGGCTGTTCTTAAGAAAATCTAAAGGCTGTATTGTAGTAATCTGGGCCATGGGCGGTTTATATTATTTAGTATAAACGACTGATTGTTTATACTGTAAGCCAAGTATATGTATTACCATCCCAAGTAAACGTAGCATTTTGCCAGTTAATTTCTATTGGGTTTACTGTAACTACCTGTATACCGCTTAAGGCATATGGTGGTTGTACAGAGTAATTAGACTGATACGTGTCTTTAGATAGAATAGAATATCCAGCATCATTAACCACTACAATATCAAAAAATCCGCCGTTTGCAGCATCAGCAGGTGCTTGATAATTAACTACCATCTTATTGTTGCTTATTATCCAGTAATTTAAAGCTGGTACAAGCCCGTATAAAGTTGGATATTTCGCAGATAAAGATGGTACGGTTGAAAATGAAGAGAGAGTGGTAATGTTAGTATAACCGAACATACCAGGAACAGAACCGCTTAAATATACTCCGTTAGTATAATTGTACATATCTCCTAACAGAGTACAGCTACCCGATAAACTTGTAGGCGTTATCCAGCGATCAGTAAAATTAGTATATGGACGAGCTGAAACAGTTACAGTTTCATTGTACGGAGTGTCAATAGTATAGTTTAATGCGTTGTAAATTGAACCGTATGCACTTTCATTTTCTGGTATTGCAGAAACTGCATAAAAATTAGAATCTACTTTAAACACTCTACCAACTGGACCAACTTCAGATTTAAACAACCAGCCTTTAATAGTGAACGTGGTGTCACAAGTGAGTCTATACCGATCATTACTTTGTATGTCGGTCGGATAAGTCATTTTTAGGTTACCGTCCCACAATACTTCGTTTCTAATTTCAGTATTGGGCATTGTTTCATTTGTAACTGAAATAACAAAATACGGATCGCTCCATGGAACGAAATTACTAAGAATTTGATCCATATCAGTTTGAAACTTTGCAATAATGCTTATGTTAACTGCAATATTAACCGGTACAGGTTGCAAAGTATGCACACTGGCTGTATCGGTAGAATTAACGTTAAAATAGTAGCCGTCAAGTTTATTAAAGACTCTACTAACATCACGAGATATTGAACTAATACTAAATGCTACCACAGGAAGCGTTAACGTCTGCGCTTTATCAACCATATCAAACAGAACTCTCTGTTTTGGAGAATATACATAACGAACCGCTATTGCTGCTCCTGGATTACGCTGGTTATCAAACCGTTTAACTATAGCACCATCAAACGCCTGTAAAAATTGCGTTAGTAAATCCTTAATTTCCCAGTGATAGTTGTATAGTTGCACAAACTATACTTACGCACTTTTATATATTCTATCTAAAAAGTGTTTTGGTAATTTGTCTCTACACTCGTCTATAATTTTACTGGCTAATCCGTCTATAATATATGTACAGCTTTCATCCTCTTTAGTTCTGGTGCATCTTCCAGCAGCTTGGATTAAGGTAATAAGCATTTTCATACGATACCAGTCAGGGTTTTGCTCTTGTAGCATCTTAATTCTCTTGTTCCCTAATGGTAAGTAAGGTAATTTTAGTATAATTTGCCACTTTCCCAGGTCTCCTTTAAGGTCTAACCCCATAGTCAATGAAGGGCTTATCAAAACAGTAGGGTCTGTACGTATATAATGCTCTTTTACAATGGTTTCATTGGTAGTACCCTCTTCTCTATACAAAAATCTTCTACCGTTTAGTTTTTTTTGCAATTCTTGAGTAATTTTAAACGTGTGAGTATGTATAATACCTTTTTCATCTTTGTGGTAATTAGCAATTTTTACACACTCTTCTATTGCTTTACCTAAATTCTTATCAATGTACTTCTGGCCTAAGGGAAGTTTGTCGCCAACTATTATTGGGCTGCGTTTTGGGTCAAAAGTTGAAGGTACTTCTATATATTCGTAATCAGTAATACCTAAATTTTTAGTGAAAATATCACGATCTACAATGGTGGCACTCATTAAAACGATGACCTCAGCAAAATCAAATAAGCAATGAGTGAGTCTATCAATTTTTAACGGTGTTACAATGACTTTTTCGGCGTCTTTTTCAACAATATACTGCGCATCGTCCCAGTGGTTAATAGTATGCTTGATAGCATCGCAAAGATCTTTACGCTGTCTTTGTTTACCCAGTTCAATCTTGTTTTTCTCAAAACGTGAACGCTCATTAAAACTATCAATAGCGTCTTCTACTGAGCCTTGCACGTCTAACAACCACCCTAAAACTTTTTTAGGTGTTTCAGTGGTGAGTTTTTCGTATTTTACATCAAGATACGCTAAAGACTTGTAGTTGATTACAGCAGAAAAGTTTTTTACGATTTCGTCTTCCAGTTCTGAAGCTTCATCACACACAATAATTTGACGTCTCTTGACATGATCGGGTAAATTAAAGAAAGACGCGTAGTTTAAAACAGTAAATTTATCAATTAACGCTTCATTACGCATCTCGTAGTACGGACAGGTACAGTTATTCCAGCAGCTTTTCTTTTGATTAGGTGAAATAACACATGGTGCTTGATCTACTGTAAAACTATCATCAATTTCACATTGATAATTGGTTTTACCTTTAAAAATTGTACTATCTTCAAACAAATCACCGTACTGATCTTGTAACGCCTTAGTAGTAGTCAAAGCAAATAACCCGTGATTAGGAAAACGATTAAAAACAGGTGGGAAATCTTTATCAAACGCTTGATAATTATTAACTAATTTTGCATATTCTGAGTCTGCTTCATTAGTAGTGTTGGATAGTGTTTTACTAAAAAATGATTTACCCGAACCGGTAGGTGCTTGTACTACAATGAATTTAGCACCAGACTTTATTGCTTCATCTATCTGGTTTAACCCAGCAATTTGGTGTTCGCGAGGCGTACTACCAGTAGGAAAGTAACTAATCAATGGTTTTGCTAACTTCATTTATTTAAAGGTATAGTATACAGTACCTTTATAATTTTACAAGGCCGAAATCGTCAACACGCTATCATAAAACCGACTATTTTTGACTTTAGTTACTCCCTTAAGGGCAATTAACAAATCAAAGTCGTTTTCAGCTAACGTTTCTAACCTATAATCAAAATTTACTTTGCCTTTATTCTCTTCAGCTGAGTAAGGAAATGGTATTTCAAATGTTTCTTTCTTTTTTTCATTAACCAACATAAAAGAAAGGTAGTTGCCTGATAGTTTATACAAAAGAAGTTTGCCACTTTTATAAGTTTTATGCTTAAAGTTAAAGGTAACCTCTTTTTGTAGTAAAGGTTTGAGTAAATTGTCAATATTGTCGGTCATGTGTGCATAAATGCCACTTTTTGAGATTCTGGCATCTTAGATAGTACTCGGTTAAAATATTCCCAGAATTCGTCTGGTGGGGTTGTCTTGATCACTCTTACGACTTCAACACTTTCAGCAGGAACCAACCTAAAGTCTTGCATAAAAATATCCCAGGTCATTACTAATCCTTTTTGCTCCGGACTGAATTTTAAATGTTTAGGGGCTCCGTGAAAATTTAATGCTAAGCGACCTGGCACACTGTTGAGTAAATTTGTATCGTTAGTGGCAAACATTCTTCTAAATTCGTTACCGGGTAAAGGTCTACGTCTGGTGAATTTTAATTCAACAGCATGGGTGTTTAATATTCGTATTAATGTGTCTGGCGACATCCATATTACTTAGTATTAGGCATAGCTCTACCAAAAATACGTTCTTCGTTGAGAAACACAATGTTTTTTAATCCGTTCATTTTAGCGCATTTTAAACCAAAGTTACTCGGAAATATAACATGTTCTCCTACTTTGGTTTTGCATCGCGGCCCGGCAATAATAACTTTAGCTACACGCCAAGCAGATTGCACTACGTTAGCAGGTACAAAGATACCTTCTCTCATAATTTCAGTGTTATCTTCGTTACAATCCGCAAATTGACACATTAAAAGGTCGTCTAACAAAGACGTAAGAGTCCAATCTGTAAGATTTAAGTCTGAACCAAGATAATTTTCAAGTCTTACCAAACCTTTTGTGTTATCTGTTTCAACTTGTTCGTTAGCTTCAAGTGCTTTATGCTGTTCGGAACGGCTTAAACCACTCCGTTTAATATCCCGCTCAATTTTATGTTGTAGATTTTTCTTCATTTGGTATTTGTAAATTAAATTGCTCTATATACTGATTTACTTCTCTGACAGAGATTTCAAGGTTATTGGCAACCTTTCTAATGTTTTCAGTATTCTTTTTAACTGCTTCTTTTTTAGACTTTTTAATATAACTGATTCTCTTAAACTTACAATTAGGGATAACAGTTTTTAATGCTACGTACCAGTCTTTATTATTTTCGTAACATCCCCAATATCTATTAGTAGTATCATTAATAATCTGTGCAACTGGTGTTGAATGCATAGAACACCAACGCTGGATAAGGAATGGTTGAAATTCCTTATCCTCATTAAGATTACTAATATCAGATTCTTTAGCTTTATAAAGAATCTTGTTTAAATAGTCAAACATTAAACAATTACCTTAGCAGTAGCAACAAAAATGTTGTCTACCATTTGATAAAATTGCTGATGCACTTGTACTTGGAATTTTTCAGCGTCTTCAGGTTTTAAATTAGTGCTAAACGCAAAAGCAGGAGCTTTTTTACCTGCGCTAATATTAATACCGGTATGTCCAATAGCTACATTGTCTTTAGAGTATGTAATACTAACAGAAGCTTTACCTTTTTGTTGTACAATACCGCCTTGATTATGTTCAGCGTGTACGATCAAGTCATCGCCCTTCATTTCAATAGGTTTCTTGATATAGGCGTGTAAGATATTAGCAATTGCTGTATTAAACAAGCGCTGAAAACATACCGCACCGAACGGGTCTAAGTTAGGTATTTCCCAGCAGAAATTAATCATAGAATCACTATAGATATAGTCTTTTTCTAAAGAATCTTCTAAGTCAATAAGGTTTAATGTAACCTCTACAGGAGCTACATAACTAACAATATTACCCACAGCCAGAGTTTTGTCTCTAAAGTACTTGTAAGCAAAACGTTTGTGAATAAAGTCTCCGTTATATATATTTTGGTCTGTAATAATCATAAGTTAAATTATAGTATAAATTTTAATAAGCTCCAGATCTTGTTTTAACTAAAAACCAATCCTGCCCCAAGTTAAATTCTTCTGTATAGTTTCTCAAACCTGGTGAAGCATGGGTAACTGCGATATTTGTAGTACCTAATTTTAATTTAGCTTTATTACATTGTAGGCTAAAGTCTAAATCATAAAAGTGAAACTTAGCTGGGCATGTTTCATCAAATTTAACCCCGGCTTCAAATATTTTTTTAGGGTTAAACGCTAAAAACAAACCGTCTAAGAGGGCTACTCTACCGTTTTTACCAAAATGTGTGTTAAACACATTATTATTGTTAAAATCAACATGGTTAACACTGCCTTTTAAGTCTTCCTTGGGACACATTATATGCCATAACACTGGTGGTTGTATTTTTGGGTTCAATCCACCTGCTAACCCCACTACGTCGTACTTTTCAAGTGCTTGATGTAGTTTACCTGTCCAGTTTTTATCAGTTATAACAATATCATCATGTGTTAACACTAACACACAATCTTCATTCTTGTAAGTGTCAATAAAAGAGTTATATACTTTAGCGATAGCGGTTTTGTTATTAAAAGTACCGTTAACAATTTTAACACTATCTAAGTTTTCACTATTAACAATGGTGTATTTGCTTTTATTCTTAAGATCTGAATAAGAAGCTGCAGTAGAACAAAAACCGATATATACGTTCATTAGTCTTGAATAACAGTTTCTAAAGGTATGTTAGGAAACCTACGAGTTAGTTCATTAACTGAAGTGTCTTCAGTTACCCCGGTAGAATACAGATAAATATTGTGTAGCTTGTTATTTCTATCATTAATTTTTTCTGCTAATTCAAGCAAGCGCTTGCGATGGGTAACGGTGTGGTCTGAACACACATCACAATGAGCTGTAAACAATAACGACTCTACAAGTAATTGTTTTTCTTCTGTATTTAACTGTAAGCCTTTCATATAGTGCTTACAGTATAAAGGTTTATAAAAATAAATCTACTACTATTTACCGAAAAAATGTATTAATAAATCAGTAACACTACTTATTAATGCAACCCAAATAGCTGTTTGCATATGCCAATGCAAGCCTTGTTGTTTTTGGTGTTTTGCATCGCATTTATTAATAGCAGAATACATTTCATTATGGTATACTTCCATTAAGTCTCGGGTTTCCCCAAACCTACCCTCTATTTCAGCTCTTAAATGTGTAATATCATTATTAATAGTTGCTACTTGCTGCATTAAACTTGGGTGCCCATTTCCATCCCTTACAATCTTACTTATATTAGCAAGATCTTCTTTTACATTTACTATATCTCTGTTAATATAGTCTATAGCTGTATTACGGTCGGTAACGGATTTTTTTGTG